CTTGAACTTCTTACCGTCCTTATCCACAGCTACTGCATATGTTTTGTAGTTTGCAAACAACACCATATCTGCCCATTCTTTCACAAGAGGCGATATCTGAGAAGAAGTTTTCTTGCCGAGCTTTAACTCCCAACGGTCATAAGCACCAAGCTCGTCAGGCTGTTCAAACTTTCTCATCTGAGCGTGAGCCGTAAGCACAACGTTGATACCGCTGTCAACTACCTCCTGCAAGAGATTAAGGAACTTGCCTATCTCCTCTTTTTCGTAAACATAGCCGTTGCCGTAGCCGAAATCTTCAATGCCTTTCTTCTGATGTGCCGAGCAGATCGTTTCAATGCAAAGCTGTTCAGCCCAATCAAATGTATCAATGACCAGGGTCTTGCAGAGCCTGCCGTTCATAGCTTCCTTTACCTCGTTTTTGAGCATTTCCCAGCTTGTTGGCTTAGGGAAACGTCTGATGTTCAGCTTCTTTGTACTGCCCTCAGTATCAATAAATACAGGGTCGGGGAACTGAGCCGCAAAGGTGGATTTGCCTATGCCCTCAGGACCATATATCACGACTTTCTGTGCGGAGCTTACAACTCCTGATGTTATCTCATACATTAAAATGCACCTGCTTTCCAAGTTTTCGTTTCTGTGTTTTCTTCCTTATCATTGTCCATTGACCTGCCGTCTTCGATAATGATACTGCACTCGTCACCTGTGGAAACTCTTGTGGCTATCGCCTGCAAGCCCTGTGCTTCAAGCCACTTGCCGAAGTCATCAAGGGTGTCGGTATCCATTTGTTCAAGCTTGTCCAGCAGGACAAAGCCGCAGTCAGGGTTGAGCTTTCTCACGATAGAGGTAGCGACGATAAGCTGTTCTGCTCCGCTTATACTATCCCACTTATGCCCGTTATACAGCAGCTCTCCGTCCTCAACGGAAAGTCCTTCAAGAGGCAGGTCGGCATTGCCCAGCAGGTCAGTTTTAGCCTGCCTTACGTCCTCTATCTGCTCAGTGAGATATGTATACTGTGAACAGTAGTCCTCAGCGTCTATCTCAGCTTTTTCCCTGTCGAGGTTTGCTCTTATCTTCTTGTTCAGCTCCTCGATATCTGAGATGTTCTTTTCAAGCTCCGCCGTGCTTTCGTCCACAAGGTCTTGTGCGTCAAGGCTTGCAAGCTTGAAGTTGTTCACTGCCGCTTCATAGCTTGCTTTTGCACGTTCATAGGCGGACTTAGCAATCTCCAACTGCTTTTCGTAGTATTCTTTCTGATCACGCTTACGCTGATTTTCGCCGTTGCGAGCAAGTATATCCTGCTGCTGTCTGATAAGCTCCGAAGCCGAAACAGGCTCGGCAGGGACATTTGCATACACAGGCATTTCCTTTGCGAACTTAGACTTCTGGTCAGCTATCCTGCCGATAGCAGTACGCTGGTCATAGAGGGAATGTTCCTTATGTTCCAACTGATAGAGCGTATCACCCACACCGATTATTTTCAGCAGAGTTGAAGCTTTTTCCTTGCTTGACTGATTTATGAACTTAGGCAGGTCAAGTGCAAACTGCTCAACGAAGCTGTTCAAAAGCTGCTGACCGCCTTTTTTACCTGTGCTGTCGGTGACTTTGAGAGAGCTGTTCTTGCCTGAACGCTCCACTACTATACCGTTGTCGAGGGTGATCTTCAAGTGCGGTTCGACAACAGACCCCTCACGCTGAGGAGAGGACGGCTTGTACTTATCACCGCCAAGCGCCCAAGCAATAGCATCAAGCACAGAGGTCTTGCCCTGCCTGTTCTTACCGCCGATAACAGTAAGCCCATTCTTTGCAGGCTCAAGCTGTACGGCTTTTATCTTCTTTACGTTCTCAAATTCAAGTGAGTTTATTTTTACTGACATTTTAGTTCGCTCCTCTCATATTTTCAAGCTTATCCCTTGTGCTGCATATTTTTCCGTACACTTCTCCGATATCAAAAGCTCTACGCTCACATGCCGACATTCCTTCGTAGATATCGAGTATATCTGTACAGGCTTTGTCTGCAGTATCATATGCTTGACAAATCTGTTCTTTTGTGCTATCATCAATTTGTATGTTATCGGTATCTTTTGATACCTCCGAGCTTGTGCCTGTTGCCGCAGGTGCAAGCTCGTTTTCTTTTAGGTACTCTGCCAAATACGCACCACACTTAAAATCTTTTTCGCATAGCGGACAATTTTCGCAACTAACAGCAAATCCTGTACAGTACTCCACCGCCTCTTCAAACTCCTCTTTCGTTATCATCGTCATTCTCCTTTCCAATAAGTCTTACGCTCATATACTGCTTGCCGTCATAGTCCATCTTCTTCACAGGTTCAATCCCTTTCTCACGGAGCGACCTTGCGGCATCGCCAAGCCCTCTGTCGAAATCCTCACGGGTCTTGTAGAATGCACATCTACGGCAGTAGTCCTTCGTTGGCGTTACTGTCAGCGCACCGCATTCGTCAGGCTTGACATTTGAATGGAACACGCAGATATTGACCGCTCCGCTGCCGTTGTCAAGGGGCTTGTCCCTCTTAAAAACCTCTCTCATCACTATCATCTTTATCCTCCTCTTTCTCAAAACGTTTCTCCCAGTGCCTATCCACCACGCTCAGCACAAGATACATCACTACATCTATGCCTGCAATCACAGCTATTGTTATCAGCAGTATTCCTACAATGTTCATTACCACTTTCCTTTCATTTCAACTTCGACCTTGACCACGGGTCTGCCTGCTTCTCTCACCGCACGCTTAATGCTCTCCTCTGCTTCCTCGTAGGCAGTTTCTTTTACGCTTACATACCACCTGTATGCTACATACATTGCAAGCACCACCAAGAGCGCTACCGCTGCGGCACATCTGATTATCTCTAGTACAGCTATCATTTTCTCACGTCCTTTCCGTAAAGTGTGCGGAGTTTTTTAAGCCTTTTCTCGAAGTTGTCGATATCAATGCCCCACACCTCGTAGGCTATCTCGGTATTGACCGAGTGTGGCAACCATGACTTCACGCCACGCTTTGCCATTTCTTCCTTAACAGCTTTCTTGATCTTGATAGTCTGCGTTTCACCTGTGCTGAACAGCTCCTTGATATCCGCATTGGTTATTTCGGGCTTTTCATAGTACAGCCGCACTGCCATTTCAATGTCAGGTGACCTCATTTTTATTCCTCCTCGTTTTATATTTTGTTGCTGTTGGGTAGTATTATTGTCCGTCATCGTCTGTCAGCTCAAAAAGCAGCTTGCCTGTCAAAGACCAATACTGCGTGACCTCTCGATATGGGTCATTTTCTTTTCCTGAGCCTTTAAGTGCTTTTGTGACAATGACCTGTCTTGTCATTGCACTGTCGCAGCCCCTCAATTCAATGTTGTTTGTCATTGGTTCACCTTCTTTTTCTGTCTTATTACTGTTGATTTTATACTTACCGTTGCTGTACACGATCTCTACACCGAGTACATCTGCAATGTTTTCAGCAATACGTCTACTGTCATCTACACCGCACATGAATGCTCTGATCGTATTTGCTTTCAGCCCTGATTTTTCAGCAATCTGAGCATATGTTAAGTGCCTTGACTTCGCAATCGTTTTGATGTTTTGCCGAAACTCATCAAACATAATTCCTCACCTCTTTTCTTTCCTGTCCGTTTTAGTAAGATAACTATCTTTAGTACTTACATATTGACTTTTAACACTACATATGGTACAATACAAGCATACCACTATGAAAGGAGGTGGTATGTAATGAATACTCGTCAGACGAGCAAGTCTGTTGCAAGCAAGGCTTCCAAAATACTTTCTAATCCAAAATCAACAAAGACTCAGAAAAGTGTTGCAGCCAGTGCTCTTGCTCAGACAAAGACAGGCAAGAAAGGTAGATAAGCCTGTCTAAAAATTTTGGAGAGGGTGGAACATTTCGCAGATGTTTCACCCTTTATCTTTTAAACAGTTCCTCTATTGGAACATCTGGAAAAAACTTTTGCTGTATAGCTATTGCCTGCTCCAGTGAAAAACTTGCGTTTCTCTTGCCGTGAAGTTTGACCGACAGCGTACACTTAGCTATGCCAAGCTCTTTTTGGATAGCTTTATGCTTTATCTCACGCTTGCTTATTTCTTCAAGTAAACGTGTATATGGTTTGTTCACTTTTCTCACCCCCTTTTAATCACTCGTTTCCTTTAAGAAACTGAGTCTGCAAAAAAAATATCAAGTATCTTTTCTTGCGTAAGTTTCAGCACTTTGGAGATATTTGCGATCTCAGGCTGCTTGAACGCAGTTTCCCCTTTCATACGAGAATACAGCGTTTTCTTGTCCAAGCCTATTAGCTCAGCGAGTTTTGGAATGGTCAGACCACACCTTGCTATCTCCGCATTAAGGTCATTAATATTCATTGCTTTCACCGTCCTTTCCTGTCTTAGTTTCCTTTAGGACACTTTCAGTATATCATATCAAAATAGCATTGTCAACCCCTTTAGGAAACTTTTTTCACTTTTTTTGAAAAAGTAGTTGCATTTTAGAAACTTATATGTTATAATATAATCAATCCAAATCAGGAGGTCAAAAATTATGGACATAGGAAAACTTATAAATAAAAGAAGAACAGAACTCGAACTTACTCTTGAAGATGTGGGCAATGCTGTTGGCGTTAGCAA